ATCAGCCATTATTTCTCCTTTAAGTTTAGCCCACAGCACAGCTCCAACAGACTGCGACAAGCTTGATAGAATGCTAAAATACGTTCCTTGCTTTAATGCACACCACAAGCCGCCTGCATTTTCTTTCGTGCCCTCAAACAGGAATGGTTTTCTAACCCTTTGTGGAAATGCCNTATATGGATTACCATTTAATATTCTCCAATAATAGCCACTTACTGTGACTGGCTTCACTAATCCATAACCCTCATAAGTCATTCTATCAAACTTACCGAGAACATCTTCAAAATGTAGCGTAGCCACCTTATTAGCTTTAGAGAACTCTATTTCTTTAAGAAACCATCTATCAAAATCAATTCTCTTTGTGTTGTCGTTTTCGTCTTTTAGTATGAAATAGCCATTAAGCTTAACATCTTCGTAGCTTTTTAATGTGGCAAAGCTGGACTTTGGATTAATTATGTTGTATTTCTCTTCGTAGTCCAGTATTTTGATATATCCAGTGCCTTTAACAACAGTTCTACCTTCCCAAAACATGTTCTGCATGAACTGTGCTTCTAAGATGTCATCAGCATCTAATGTCTCAGATATGCCAGAGCCATAAAGTCTACCGTAAAAGTCTGTTATCGCTATCATAATTGCACCAACTGGAATGTAACGTCTTGATACCACATGCCGTCTGGCTTAAGTATTAGCGTAGAGTATTCTAAGTCTCCGACATAAGCTCTAAACGATGTTACAACGCTTTGGTCATTTGGTCCAGCCATAGAAGGGAATATAACGGTTACCTGATGTATGCCTTTACCACCAGCGTTTGTGTAATACAATGCTCTTTTAAGAAACTTCAACTGGGCTTCACTAAGAACAGCGTATCTAACATCAATTCTAATTTTCTTGTTGATGTAAGCGAATGCCATGTTCCCGAGTAAGTTTCTCTCGGCTTTTGACAATACATATTCACCGTATTTAATCTCAGTTGGAGTAGGCATCTTTGCCCCATCTATTTCTAATATGGTTCTATTCTCTGGCATTCTGCATCACCTTATTAGGGAATTTTAACCCTATTACCATTTATACGTATTTCTCTCGTTATGAACTCTGGAGTGTCCTTTATAGCTTCCTCTATGCTTATTTGGATTGGCTGTGCTCCTAAAAATTTGCCACCAAACCAGTTTATAAAGTCCACGGTTTTTTCTGCGAACCAATCAGTTACGCCAGGTATAAGGTTAAACCCAGTTGGTATAAGTTTATATACTCCTTCAATTGCATTCTTGATTGTGTTATATTCTTTAATTTGGTTAGCTAAACTTTTAGCAAAGCCTGGTGCGAACATATAACCAGAGCTCATCGGTGGAATAGGTTCGCCAGGAATTTTATTTTCACTCTCTGGAAACATTTTGCTTTTCATTAAACTGTAAATGCCATTTATTGTCGCACCCTGCCCAAACAGGCGGTCTCTGATACTTGTTAAAATATTAGCAAAGTCGTTTTTAATTGTGTAGGCTATATCGCCAATACCAATAGACAAGTCGTCAAGCTTCGGAAGAGCAGCCGATGTAATACTTGTATCAATATTGGTGGCTTCTTTTACCAAATTGTCTAAGAATTTAGAGTAGTCTTGCATCTCAATATCAATAATTGTTTCTGGAACTTCTGGAATGTTCGCCACCATCTCTGCTTGTTGTTCTATAGCATGTATTACGTCAAAGCTTTGTAGGTTATCCTTAATTTCTTTTGTGCTATCTGCAACGCTGGACATGTTGTCCTTCATCTTGGCTGTATCTTGTGTAGGCTGTATAAAAGCGTTTTTCATAGTGTCAGATGCTTCCTTTGTTTGTTGTTCCAGTTTATCAAGCGATTGGTTAATCTTGCGATTTAAGGTTCTATCTACAACGTTAACCAAATAAAGTGAAAGAGCAAATATGCCAGTAGCTATACCAAGCGTTAGCATATTGGCAGTAATAGTGGCTTTAGCCATTATTCCAGATAATACAGCACTTAAACTTTTAGCTCCAGTTATTACTCCAACTAATCCCTTGGCTGCACCACTAATCCAACCAATCCAAGTCTTAAAGTTTTCTTTGATATAGACTGACATTGTCCAAATAGTTTTTAAGAACCCAATCATCGGTTTCATTAGCCTCAAGATTGAAGATGTAATCCAAAATATCAGAGTTCCAGCCATAAGAGTCATTAGTATCGGTCTTAATATGTTACTTGTTCCAAACAGTATATTTATAACCACTTTGAATATGTTGGCGATAATATTATATATATTAACAAGCCAAGCGTATGTAGTTACTATCATGTTATACAGCCAGCTGCTTACGTTATTTTTTATCGCTAAAAATAGATTGCCAGTTTCAGTAACTTGAGCTGCTATTCTTTGAAGAACCGAAGAAACGGTTAACAGCACTGGCATTAGCACTTTAGCTATTGTTCCAGCAACTGCTGTCCATATCTGGTTTAACGAAGAAATGGCTATATTAAGTGCACCAGTAGTGGTAGTTCCTATGTATTTAACGATGGCATCTGTTTTCTTACCAAGCTCTTTCATAATCATTCCTACGACTTCATCTACGTTTGTTAGAAGCCCTTTTCTCATCATGTCTTCTACTTCTGCTGGTGGCTTATTCATTCCCTGTGCTATGAGTTCTACGATGTTAATGCCAATGTTGGCAAGCTGCCTTCTTTCTTCTGCTACTACCTTACCTTTTTTATACATCTGACCTATAGCCATAATTGCTCTGCTTGTTATAGCCGAAGCTCCAGCAGCTCCACCACCACTAACAGTGCCAACCATTTGTGCAAATACAGGTATGGTTTGTAGCATATCTTGTATCCTTTGGTAAGGAATATTGTAAACAGCCGCCTGCTGAGCCGTATGCATTAGAGATGCCATATCAACGCCAACAGTTCTGGATATCTCCCAAATGGTATTCTTAAGCTCTTTTGCTTTTTCTAAAGAACCAGTAATGGCTGTTAGTGTTAGCATGAAGTTTTGCTGAACACCAACCGTGTCAATAACCATCGACTTTATTGTTCTACCAATATTAGATGCAGTTAGTAATACGTTTCTTACAGCCCAAACCAAGTAACCAAGCTGTCCGAATATGGTTTCATAAACAGTGGAATACGTTACGCGTCTTGACAAGAATACCTTATCTAATAAACCGCCTTGTCCTCTACCGCCAGATACTCTCTTAAGCTGCGTAGCTTTCTTTGTTACTTTAGATAAGCCTTCATCTAACTTGTTTATGCTTTCCGATGTATTCTGTATGTTTTTGGTTAGCTCTGTTACAGCCTGTTGCATTGCATTTGTCATTGCTATGATTGTGTCTACGCTTGTAGTGCTCTTGCCCCCCTTAGAAGTAAGAGTTACTGGCAAAGCGAACTGGTTTTGTTCTCCAGCCAACTGCAACCTTGCTTTAATTCGTGATACGATGTTTTGGACTGCGGCATCTAAAGACGCTTCATCAACATTGGCAGAGACGAAGCTGACATTTAACATTAACTGCGTATTTATTGGCTGAGAATATAAAGCAGTAATACGTGACTGCAAATCAATTATTTTGCTTGTTAATGTGCCAACCTTCTTAGTAATACTGTCAAGGCTTTTACTGATGCCAGCTAAAGCTGTTTTTGCCTGCGTTACATTAACAGTTACTTCAATGTTAAACTGTTCGCCACTACCTTTGCCCATTACATCTCCCATTTACTTCACCTTCGGAGCAGGTATGCCGAGCTCCACGGCTGATTCCACTGTCCTTTGCTCAAGCTTCTTTCTCTCGTCTTCGCTAAACCTTAAGTCTTTTATGAACGGATAAATATCATCTGGAGATATGCTTGTGTGTATTTTCGCTCCCCAAGCCCTGACAATATTGTATCCACTATTTATCACTGAAGATATAAGCACTCCCCATTTATTCTGGTATTCTTCTAGCATATCTTCTCTCTTCTTCTCAGCAACGAGTTTAGCCCAAAACAGTAAATCATTCATATACATTTCTTCAAGCTGGAATGGAGTTATGTTTAGATACTGCAAAATGTCAATCAAGAACGTTGAAGGGAAGAACACTTTTAGCATGTCTCCCTTGTTATCAGTTTCAATAGCAAGTCCCAAGGATAGTGACATGGCTGTTGGATTAACTATGTAGAGCTCCCCTCTATTTCCAGCTCTGAAAAATTTAGCTCTTGCCACAGATTAGTTAATTCCACAAGCTGTGACATGTATGCATTGTCTATATCGTCTGGGTTAATCTCTGGGAACATTAGCTTGCACATCTTAACCAGTTTGTCAATGTTTTCTACGGCATCACCTTCGGTCTGCAAGTTTTTATCTTTGGTTATCTTCTGCATAATCTCTCTTAGCTCTTTAACTTTTTTAGCTTTAACAACGTAAGATTTGTCGCCTACAAAAACATCTGCTACCCTAACTCCGTTTTCAATCCTTATTTTACCGTCACTCATTCATTGCACCTCCATTACTTTTTTATGAAAAATGGTATTCCAAGCGTTTGGAATTGTAACCTTTGATACGTCAATACTCCTTCTTCAACATCAATAGGTGGAAGTAAAACGTAACCGCATATCGCAGTTTGCACATCTTCTAAGTTTAAGTTTAATTCCACAAAAGCGTAACCATACGGATTATCAATCCATCTTTGCATTGCCCAAAACCCATCTGATGTTAACAACCAACCAACTGGTGTACCACTTTTAGAGCCATCAACCAAAGCTTCACTCATTATCATTTCAAAATGCCAATTGGAGAGCCCACCACAAAATGGCAGGCTCTCCTTAACACGGTCTATCGGTTTTGTCAAATCTTCTATTTTGCTTAGACACCAAACACTACCGATTAGACCTGTAATCATGCTATGTAGTCTGTATTGTCAACGCACCCATGCCGTTGAAGTCAGCAGAGAACGTTGCCTGACTGTCTGTAGATGCTTCTAATGTTAAACTCATCATCGCTTTGCCAGATATTACCAATTGTGGAGAAGAAGGCTTGCCAATTGTCATCTCAATAGTAACTGGTTCTCCGTTTATGTAAGCATCTATTAAAGCCATCTGTCCGACATCGCCAATGACAAGGTTCCCTTCACAAGATGCAGTCCAATCCTTGAATGTGGTCAGTCTTTCTACCCAACCTTCAGTATCGAAGTTAGTTACGTCCACATCGTTAACGTCCAAGTTCAAGGTCCACCTTGACATCTCTGCGATTTTAACATTGGTTCCACCTCGTTTAACGTATATTTTTCCGTATGCGCCGCTTATAGCCATTCTTTATTTCACCTCTCGCATTACATTAAATTGTTGCGTAAATATGTGCCTTTGCCTCGCATCTAAACCTTCATAAGATGGAGGTCTTGATGCTCTTATCATTATAATATATGCACCATCTTTGTATTCATACCCATCTTTGTTTACATCGTTGAGATGCTTGTAAATATCTTCAATTATGGCAGAGCCATCAGCATATCTTTTAGAACGGACAACTACCATGATGATTGCTTTTTCCATCGTTGAACCGTTAACTTCAGCTCCATCTCCAATACCAGTATCGTAAAGTGCTACCAAGTCATCTAAATCAAAAGGTGGTGTGCCGACAAACAGCTCACACCTTCCGTTTATTGCTTCTGCTACAAGGTCATACACTGTTTCTGCCGCTAACATATCTCATTCCCTCTCTTAGAAAGCTGAAGTGTAGTGCTTAAAGTTTGTGCCAAATTTCTTATTGATTGCTCTAAGCATGTATTGGTTCATCGTTCCTTCTTTGTGATATCTATAAACGCCATCATGCACTAATTCGTGTAATCTGNCGTAAGCCACTCCTTCGTCAAAGTCAAACGCAGATACCGAGAATGTAAAAGTAATCTTATCTGAAGATGAGCTTTCACTCAACTGCATCGTGCTTCTTAAATTGCCAGTATCTTCTGGTGCAAGCACTTCTTTAGCATAGTAGAATGCATCAACGCTTTTCTTTCTAAGGTTAATGATTACGCCGTCTTTAATGAAAGCATCTTCAAGTATTTCTTGGTATTCTTCAGCTTTAGAAATCCACGGGTCAGTCTTAGATATTTTTATCTTTACTTTTCTCACGCTAATATTACCTCATAATGAGATAGAGAGCCGTCGAGATTGATTATTTCATTAACCTGTATCGCTGTGTATTCATTACCTTTATACATTACTTTTTGCCCGAGAGTTACTGGTTCTTTACAAAACATTAACGCTTTAGCTTGGTATTCGGTTATCATTAAAGCTCTGGTTATCTCTCCCAAGTATCTTTGTGACATCTCTAACCTGCACTTAATCGGTTTACTAACAGTTTCATATTCACCGTATCTGTTAGTTCCTAACTGCTCTAACACGTAAGCTGTCTGCGTTAAGTATTTGTCTACAATGCTCATATCTGTCCAACTGCTCCAGCGATTAACGGTTTTATTAAAGACTTAGCCATAGGAGAAATTATCACCGTTTTAGCACTAACCCTATCAGTATTGTATGCCTCTCTAACTGAACCTACTGCTACATACGATACTCCAGACATAATAGCTTGTATTCTCGGGTCATTAGCCATTTCAAGTAAATATTTAGCTTGTTCGCATTGAGCCAATTTAACTATTTCTGGAGTGCCAATATCAATGTATTCATTGTCTCCAACCTTATAATAGAATGGCTCTTGCGGATACATTCGTGCCACAACTTCAGAAGCTGAACTCACATCATAAAGCTCTTTTGCAAATTCTACTCCGTGCTTTACAATAAGAACTCTGGGGAAACACATTGGCTGAGATGGGTCTTTCTTAGCACCTTTAAATACCAAAGTATCAATAAGAGCCGCCGCTTGTTTAAGAATTATTTCCTTTTGTTCTTTCGTGAGGTCTTTCCAGATGTCTGTTCCGTCGAAGTCTCTTGCTCTGAAGTATTCGTCTGCGTATTCGACTGTAACGTAGCTGTCTTGTCCGACTTCAAGTCCCATCTCATCACCTCCAACCAATCATAAGCACGAAGCAGTTTCTTGGCTTCTTCATCTTCAACGTAAACGTAGTGCTTGTTCTTTTTATCATACAAAACCGCCATGTATACCTCCTAAACTGCTGGGGAAGGGGTTTCCCTTCCCCAGCATCTTTTTGTTATTTCTACTAAGTTCCAGATGGTAAAGTTACTTTTACTTTGTAGGCGCAGACTGGTCTGATTAGTTTAGCCCCGAATACAAACAGCCCTTTTACAGCATCAGCAAATCTATTCTCTGGTCTATATGTTTCAATCTTCTCTACATCATATTTAAATGCCAATGCGTCATTAGTGCCAGCATAGAACCTGAAATTAGCGCTAGCGTCTGGAGTGTCTGGTATATTGTTGCTCATTTTTATCGTAAAGCCAGCAGCTTGTCCAACTTCGCCATTAACTAAGTTCATATACGCCTGTGGAGACGAAGCGTTAGCAATAAACCTGCTATCCTTAAGTAATAGAGCCCGTACTTCAGGTGAAACTACTACCCATCTACCACTCTGTGGCACATTGTTTTTGTTCATCAACGTATCTATATCAACTAGCAAATCATACAGTGTATAAGATGACGTCAGTGTTTTCACAACTTCTACACCACCAGCGTCAGTAAACGCTGGAGTTGCTCCTTCTTCAAACTTACTAGCAATGTACTGGTCAACTACGTCCCTTAGAGAATACGTTGTTTCGCGCATAATGCTTGACATCAAGTCCACTAATACGGCTCTGTCTTCTAAATCTTCAATGAAGAATTGGAAGGCTTTGGCTTGGTCAATGGTGAGGGTCATCTCTTCTTTGGTTCTGGCTCTATCTGGTTCCCAACCAGAAGGAAATCCAGTATCTGGAGAGTAGTCGGTTATCTTTGTGTCTGATACGCTAAATACCTTCAACGTTTGCCCATACCTTACCTGTCCGATGTATTGAGAGTTAGTTAAAGAACCAAACACCAGCTCCTTACGTAAATCCTCCAGCAGCACAGAACTCCAAAATGTTGGAATTATAGTTGACGCTAGAGACGCTGGAGTTCCAAATGTTAACTTATAGTTGCCATCTGTTTGATATTTTGCCATACTAATATTTCACCTCACTACTTATCAATAATTCTTCCTTCTTTCATGGCTTGCTGAATTTCATCTCGGTATTGTATCATTTCCTCACGTGTCATGTTTTCTATTTCGCTACGTGTCCATATCTTTGACCCTGTCTGCGCAGATGCTGGAGCTGAGGGTTGCCCTACTTTTACCGCATTGCTACCAATTAAATTCTTAAACTTGGTAGCCGCCTCTCTGATTTCTTCCTCTGTAGAAC